TTGTACTGCGTTCCCTTGTAGTCCCCGGTGATGTTCATGTTCAGCGGCGCAGACAAGGCACGCGAAACGCGGCTCTTCAGCTGGATCGGATGGAGGATGATGAACTCGGTGCTCGGACCAACACCGTAGCCCTTGTCCTTGAGATTGAGCAAGATCGTCTCGGCGGCCTTGTTCATGGTCTCAAAGTCACGGACTGCGCCATAATTGGCGTCAGTGTTGGGGAGCGTCGAGGGGAACGGGTTCTGCCAGGTGATGTTCTGGCCGGAGCCGACTGCTTCGATAAGCGCGTAGAAAATCTCGGACCGCTTCTTGCGCCACTTGTTGGCGAACTGAATCGTCGTGTCCTCGATGTTCCAGAACTGATTGTCCTCGAACCACTGGCGCAGCCATCCAAGGCCACCGCCGTACATGTCGAAGCCGACAACAACCTTGCTGCCCGACATCTTGTGGATCTTGACCTTCTCTCCGGGCAGCAGCAGCTCAAACGTGAGACCGCTGGTGACGTCCAGGAGTTCGAAGCCGGAAGCGTTGGTGCCCGTGAAGTCACGGACATCGTAGATTTCCTGCCAGCCTTCGTCGAAGTTGGGCTCAACGTGCCACTTCTGCAGGATGCTTACAACGTTGGCGGGGAAGTCCCCGTTCATCGTAAAGTGGCGGATTGCGGCTTTCACTTCGGGGATCGTGTCAGGAACCTGCATGAAGTGATTGATGGCACAACGGAACATCTCCTGACCGCGAGGGGTCTTGAGGTCCACATTGTTCCAGTCTTGGATAATACGACCCTTCATTGGGAGTCTCCTCTAATTGGCTCTATGGCCAATTCTTGGTTGTGTTACTGGGCGAGCGGGAACGTCCCATTGAAGTCCATGATCACCGAGGTTGCGGTGCTGGCCGCTGCTTCGAGAGCCGTGCCACACATCTTGAACCCCGAGGTTGCGTTCTTCGAAACCTTGCCAGTGGCAGAGTTCCAGTAAAGGATGTCACCAGCCACGATTGCTTCCGTGGAGGCGTGGGTCGCTTTGGTCACTTCGACCTTGTCTGCGCGGATGATGGCCACACCTTTGTCCCCCGTAGCATACGCTTCGGGGGCAATGGCGAGGATGTCACCCTGTGCAAACATCTGGCCGGCAGTCAGGCCGGGCGAGGCGACAGACGGGATCTGAAACGAATCCCACTTGACACCGAGCATGTTGAAGCCACTGGGCATTTGTCTACTCCTTCGTTGTTGGTCTTACGAGACCGCTGGGATCAACGGATTGTTCTTCGGGTCCATGAAGTTTTCCGTCGGATCGGGGGTTGGGGTGTTCTGTGGGCCATCGTTCGGGGGCGCGCTGCGATCGGTTGGGACCTTGTACCCAAAGGCCTCGGCAAGAGGCTTCACGGCCTCTATCTCCTGCTCAACGTATCGCTTGACATTGTCCTTGAGGGTCTTGTCGTCTCCCTCAATCTTCATGTCCTTCGCACGATGCCGGATTGCCTTGGCCATCGGGTCAGCCAGTTTCATTTCCCCCAATACTTCGTCCAGCATAGGCAGGGCCTTGTGTTGAACAATCTGGGTGTTGAGGGTCGTGATCTGGGTGTCACGCGCTGCCAACTCGGTCACAAGGAACTCTTTCGCGGTTGCCAACTGTTTGGTGACCCGCTCAGTTGCCTTCCGCTCATCTTCCGTAGCCGACTCAATCAGAACACGAACATTCTTGTCGGCTGCAAGATTGTCCGATGAGAATACGTCCGATGGACCATATCCCCCGTCTGTCAGTGCTTTCTTGATCTCCGCGAGTGTCATCTGTCCTTGTCCTTTCTCAAATGCTTGCAGCTGAGCAAGCAAGGTTGCCCCGGGGAATCCCGGCTTGTCTTTAGTGCCATCGCCCAATGCAACAGCAGTAACCGGCCCCACATCACTCACATATGCTCCGCCTGACCCATCTGAAGAGATGCCTACCGTTGTCTCAATCGAGGCAACATCAAGCACCGTGTTCTTGTGGTCAGGATATATGTATACAACGGCGATGTCATGCAAGACACCACCGATCTCCTCCATCTTCTTTGCCACGACCTCACCAATTGGCACTCGGCCTGTAGAGTCGTTTGTCTCACCATGGCCTAGAAAGCACTTGGTCCCATGGGCCAACTTGTCAAAGATCTTCTTGATGGCTTCACGGAAATACTGAATCTGGACGTTGCCCATTCCGACGATGTTACCACCGACAGATCCTTCGTGGCCTATCGAGAAGACCTTGAACAAGGGGTTTGCGTCCCCGGCCCCCTTTATACGGGTGAGGGTATCGGGGCTAAGAAGGCCAAGGACTTCCGAACTGGCCATGTGCTGTATTTCGCATACGATCTTCATTCGTTTACCGGGGCCTCTCTGTTATCCTGCTTTGTCTGAGCATTTGCAGGCCGGTTGCGGTCCTTAGGCATCAAAGTATCCATCATCTGAGCGATCTCGTCATCAAGCTCTTCCCGAAGGCGGGACATCTCTTGCTTTGAATCCACATTCGGGATTTTCTCGATCAGGGTCTCTAACGAGATTGCCTTACGATCCCGCAGCTCCACCCAGAAATCTATGATCTGACGCATCTTCGTTTGTGAAGATTCCGGGATCTCCGCGACCACAGACCTGGTGTTGAAGTTCGTGCTGAAAGATTCGTTTGACATAGCCATTGCTTTTTCGAAGATGGTTCTGTATATCTCTTCCCAAGTCTGCTTCTCTCCGGCCATAGAGGCAAACAGCATCTCGTTTGAGCTGTCACTCGTCGACCGGTTGCTCATCAGGTCTGGGAACCCTATAAAGTGCACAGGGAGACCTGTTGAGCCTGAGATAATCTTGGCATTCATCGTGACTTCTCGTTCAAGAGAGTCGTAGCTCTCTATTGGAGGACCCACCATCTTAAAGTCAGCACCACCAATCACCAACAACTTACCAATCTTCCAGCTGATCGAGGTCAGGGTCGTGAACAGTTCATCAGCCGCGGTCGAGTCTTCACATGTGACAGTAGGGGTTGGAGAGGCAAACAGATGGTTGATCTCACGCATATCCCGTAGGGCCTTGGCAATAGCCTCTATCTCACCAAGAACCGCCCCAACTTTGGTTGGAGTCTTGTTGACACAGGACGTTCGCCCTCCAAACTTGCCATAAACAAATTCGGCCTTCTTGAAAGTCTTTTTCGATCCTTTTGCATCGTAGAACTCCACAGACTCATAGTCGGTGTAGTCGTCCGCGGCAGACAGGACATTGTAACTGCGGTCCATCCAACAAATGAACCGAATATGGATCTGTTTTGTTTCAGGGTCGGGTGTGAGCTTACATAAGAACTTCCCTTCGATCTCCGCCTCCCTCGCCCACTCCCAACCCATCTTACCATTCAGCTTGTTGAAAGACATCAGCTCTTTGATAAAGGCCAACTCACGTTCAACAGTCGACTCGTCTTTGATCGTGTTGCTGACCTTGGGCTGCACCCCGGTGCCTATGGTCAAGGCAGCTCGGACATCAATAATGTTCTTTGTTATCTGACAGCCCCAGGCAGACTCAGCATCGTACTTCCGTGAGGTCTCGTTGACCTGGGACTCATAGGTTGGGAACGGATTACCATTGTAGTCGGGGTTCCGGCCCGCATTGTTCCAATTGAAGTCCTTCTTCAACATCGAGTAGAAATGTTGGATTGCCGTCAAGACCGCCTCCGGAACAGCGGTCGTTCCTTTAGGCAGTTCGGCCTTGGCCGGTTCTTGATTTCTCGATGTTATGAATGGAATTTTCATGCAGGTCTCACATCATACCCAGTCATTGCTGTTGCGATACCACTCCCGCCATGGAGAGCAGTGACAAGCCAAACCAAAGCATCCATACGATTAGGAGAATCCATGCCAGGCTCCCACTGGCACATCTCATCTTCGAGTTCAGGAAAATATCCGACGTGATGAACAAGTCCTTTTTCATACAAGGCACTGATTGGCTCTGCCCGCACCACCTTCCCCCTCGATGCATGGACTCCTTTGAGAGGGATTTTCTTATCGATGTTTGCGAATGTCGCTTCAACCATCAACCCTCCCTGGTTCGACTCATAAATTATTCGATCAGCATTGAACTTGCTGTAGCACGAAATGGCCTTCTTCGCCCATCCCAAAGGAGATGCTTGTATCGTCGAGTCGTCGAGTATATAATAGTGTTTATCCCCACCCTTGAATCCGGTAATGATCCCTGCCTCGTCACTATTCTTATCGTCCTGAGTCGAAGGGTCAACGGCGGTCAACACCCGCACCATCTTCAACCCCGCTGGGATGCTGTTGACCCGATTCTGCTCAATAGTCTCTCTTGACCACAGAGCAGATGGGTTATCATCCAGCATCTCCGCAAATATCTCTTGTCGCCCGAGCCTGGTGCCTTCGTACTTCTCTTTGATGTACCGGAGGAACTGAGGGGCCAAGTTCTTCTCGTTCGCATACGTGGACCCGCGTGTTACCAGTACACCATTCATGGTCAACAGCTTTTTGATCAGCTTTGTTGGCTTTGGAGTACCAGTGACAATGGCCCTTGGATTTTCGCCGAGGCGCAACCCGAACATGGCCATATCCCACGTATCCGGTCGACGCCATGATGCCACCTCGTCACCCCACAAGAAATCGCACTGTGGGCCACGAAGACGCTCCGGCTGATCGGCCGAGTACAAAAGAATCACGGCCCCATTCGGGAAAGAGACTTTCCTCTTCGAAGGCTCATACGTTGGCCGGAACCATGGCGGAAAGACGTTCAGGAGGCCCGAAGGCCCCTCGACCATCACATCCCGCAAATCGGCCACAGTCGGAGCGATCAGGTGACCGCGCTTGTATGTACCGTTCATGATCCAATAACGCACCAGTTCAGACCCAGAACGGGTTTTCCCCGCACCACGCCCTCCAAGATACATCCACGTATGCCAGTCCTTTGTATCAGGATCTGGCCACTGTTCCGGCCTCCGATTGATCTCCCACGAGTACTGGACCGCTTCCATGAAGCGCACCATGTCTTCTTCCGTCTTAGGGATGAAGGGATCAAGCTCGGATTCTAACTGATTCAATTTTGTGTAGCCGGATCCGCTGCCCTCTCTTTGAGAGTCAACAGATGTTGGGCAATATCAGCAAGCTTCTTGGCAGGAAGCTCTTGGTATTGGATTGGTCCACCACCCTCACCCGTGTGCTCGTGCTTGTGCACGTTCATATACATACCGAGGTGCTTGGCCAACTTATCCAGAGCATCCATCTTCGAATGCAACTTGATCTTTATCGCGGGGCCGTTCTCCGTTGGAACGACAGAGACTTCGCCGATGGCTGACAGGACAGCCTGTGGAATCTCCGACGACGCGAGGAATGTCACATTCCCGTTCTCATCCCACTCACAGATATCAGAAATGTTCGAGAACGCAATCTTGGCGAACTCCTGCACAACCATGTCCGCTGTAATCTCGAGCCGCTCGGTCCTGGAGACTAGGGCCTCGGCGATGGCCATCCGAATTTGCGGACGGCGCAACATCTCAGCTGTGTTCTTCTTCGCTTGATATTCCGTGTAGCCCGCGCGCAATGCAGCCTGTATAGGGCTGAAATCCACAAGGAACTCTTTTACAAAGATCATCTCCAGATATGTGAGGGTCTTCCCGCCTGCAAGGATGGGAATGTTGTCTTTTGTCAGATCTAGCTTTTTCCGAGGCATGTTTTCACCTTGACCCTATTATACCGCGCACGGGGGTGAGAAGTAAAGTTCTTTATATTAGTGCCTCGGGAGGGGTCTGTGGGGGCTTTATTGAGGCCCTTTACCGGGGGCCGGGGGGCGGTATTGATGATTTTAGCGGTTTATAGCGGTTTGCGTTAGGTCAAAATTCAAAAAGTAGTCTTATTAGTCTTTGAAGTATAATACTTATATTGAGAACGGTATTGGAAGGGGGTAATTTTCTTGTTTTCTGATATGCGTACACGGGGGACTGTGGCCCTGGGAAAAATAAATCTTAGAAGTTGCAACCTGGTGCGGTGGCGGTAGTTAGAACTGGAGAGTTGGGTTGTGTGTCTTAGCATCCCACCAGGGCATGGTATTGATGGTATTGTTATCAAAATTCAAAAACAATACCTCATTAAACGCTATTTCCCTTAGTATTTAGGATATTTTGAACGCCCGGTAGGGGGTAGGGTATTGGGTATTGACGCTAAAAAGTAAAATTAAAAAAAAAAAAAGTAAAAACGCCTAGGGGGGCCAATACCCAATACCGGAACCTCATAAACATAATGTTTAAGTCCTATTTATAAGGGTAAGATAGCGTTTTCAAAGGTATTTTTTTCGATTTTTACAGATAATACCTCCAATACCGGGGGCCTTTTTTGATACTAATACTACTAATCACCAGTCTAATTTGACCTCTGAAATCTCTTCTAATAACTCCACATTTTTGATTGTTTTTATAGATCTTGAAAATATCTCGAAAATTCTCGTAGGGGGGAGTCCCCGCGCCCCCGGCCCCGGCCCCTAGCCGTTAAGCGTACTAGCTAAATAACTTAGTTTAGGCCCCCTAACCACTGGCGTATAGGGTAGGCCAATTGTTTAGGGTACCTAACTACACTTTGCCCACCCTTACTACACTTGGCCCCCCTTAGCCCCCGGCCCCCGCCCTTAGCCCCCGGTAGGGGGGGCCTATATCGGTTAGCCTAGGCCCTATAACGGGGGGCCTAGGCCCTTACTTAACTGTATTAGTGGGCTAAGTGTTAGGGCCGGGGGGCGGTAGTTTGGGGGCCTATATCATCCAGCCTAGGCCCACCACCCCCGCCCTACCCCCTAGGTCTACCGGCCCCCTAATACGGCGTGTTAGGTACCCCA